ATGCGCCCCGCCATTTCCTACATCCGCGTTTCAAAACTCAAGCAGGGCCGCAGTGGTCTCGGCCTCGAGGCGCAACAAGCCGCCATCAAACACTTCTGTGCACAGCACGGTTACACGATCGAGACCGAATATCGCGAGGTAGAGACCGGCAAGGGTGCGGATGCGTTGGAGCGCCGGCCTAAACTCGCGGCTGCCATGAAGCACGCCCGCAAGCTCGGCAAAGGCGATAGGAAGCGATCCGCCCCAATTATCATCGCCAAGCTGGACCGGCTGAGCCGCGACGTTCACTTCATCAGCGGCCTGATGGTGCAACGCATTCCGTTCATCGTCACCGAACTAGGTCCAGATGTAGATCCGTTCATGCTGCACATTCACGCTGCTGTCGCTGAGAAAGAACGCGAGCGCATCGCGCAGCGCACCAGGGAAGCCCTTGCAGCAGCCAAAGCGCGTGGTCAGAAGCTTGGCAATGCCGCCATCGGGAGAGCGCGACAGGAGGAAGCCGATATGAACGCCGAGCAATTTCGGCCCATTGTTGAACCGCTACGCGATCTTCCCGCCAAGCGTATTTCCGCAATCTTAAATGAACGACGGATCTTCACAGCCAGAGGCGGCACCTGGCAGGCCACGCAAGTAATCAGGCTTCTTAAGCGGATCGAGCCGCGCCTTATCCCGGTTCAATTGACCTAACTTTCGTGGGCGGGATCAGCAACATCTCGGGTTCGTGTGCGCGTCCAGCCGCAATGCGATAGAGCTCGGCGTCGCTCAGTTCCTCAATTGCCACATCTCGACGATCAACGACTTGCGCGGGCTTCCCATCCAGGCGATCGATGAGCTCGTGAATGTAGGCAAGATTGCCCGCCTCCGCCTTGTCGAGTAGCTGGTCCGCAACCCTGCGCAAGGCGAGCGGACGATTTCGGAGCGCAATCCGGAGCGCGTCGTTGAACGGCTTTTCCCTATTCACACTTCCGATCGGCCTTCCCATAGATCCGACTCCGTTTCGGTATCTATATCTAGCTGATATTAGGTCGAAGATGGCACCGAAACTACAAGCATTGAGACAGGTCACTGCGGTCGTCCAACGCGATGACTATCGGAATCAAATCGCCGCATCGCAAATAGCTTTGATCGCCAGGCGTTAGCTTCCGCAGACGATAAGGTAACCAACTGGCGCTCGGGCTGGATCACATCGATGCCGCCCCCCGCATCGCCCACCGTCGATAACAGCTCCATAGCCGCCTCCATAACGGTCTCAAGCACCATTTGGTCTGGCACGGCCACCCGATAGCTTTGCCCGTCGAGTATAAAGAAGCCCAGCCGCACGAGAAGACCAAACTCGCGGCAAAACAAGCCGCTGTCGTCTGGATAGAGGTTGAGCGAAACCACATGAAAATGATACTCAAGCTCACCTAGGATTTCGAGCGAGGCGGCAGCGAGTTCAGGAGTTCCATCCGCATAGAGCAACTGAACATGTCGCGCACTGTCCGGACTATCCAGTATCTCCGACCAAAGGGTCTGAGCTTCTGCCGCTCTGATGAGCCACGCCGCGACAAAACGGCAATCAGGCTCATCTCGCATTTCGAGCAAAGCATACAAATTGGTGGTTGTCATTCTGCGCTCCCTCTAGCGTGCCCATAGAAGCGGTCTAGCCGACGATGACGCGCGCACTTTGACTTACGCAGGTTCAGGTCGCCGGCGCATCAGCACCGAGTATTCACCGTGGTGTGTCCCATCGAGCGCTGGCAGCGGCTCCCAACCGGCTGCTGTGAATCTCACAACATCCGCATGCCGGACATAGCGGAATAGCTCCGAGGAAACCGAGAGCGCGGGTGTCACGCTAGACGTCACGCTAAGCTTGTGGCGATGAGCGCGTTGCCTGCAATTCTGCGAACAGAAACGGGAACTGGATCGTCGCGGTTGGTAGATCTTGCGGCATTGCTCGCAGACTTCCGTGCGCCGTGAAGGGATCATCGCGCCCTGATCGCGCCCGTGGAAGACCGGTCCGCACTTGTGCCTGATATCAAACCTATACCAAGCGTGGTTGTCCTTGCCGGTATACTTCGAACCCTCGATCCATTTGACGCGGCCGATCGCCACGATGTCCGAGCATGAGGCCAAGAACGGCGCTGCCTGCCGGGTCGAGGCCCAATCCGAGTCCAACAACAGCCAAGTGGGCAAAATGCGCTGAAAGTGCGCGATCAACCTGTGCATCAGGTCGCGGGTATAGGGGGGGTTAGTGATGATCGCGTCGGCCGCGCCGTATTTGTCTAACGCAAGCGCATCTTGGTTGGCTCGGATGTCACCAGCGTAGACACAGCGCAGGCCGAATCCTTCGAGATGCAGCACCAACGCGCCGTCGCCAGCGCAGGGCTCGGCAAAGCTGTGGATTCCGCGAAGGTACGGAATGAGCGGCACCACCGCTGCCCGTGGCGTCGGGTAGAAGTCAGCCTCACGTCTTTCGAAGTCGGATCGCTTGCCCATCTTTCGACTCCTTGCCTCCTTGGGCGCAGGCCACCCGTCTCCAAATTGCCGGACGCTAACGCTACGCTAGCGCTCCGAACGAACGCTCCTCCACTGGCGTGGAGCGTTCATCGGCAAGCCGTTCAGGCGTGAACGATGAAAATTCAATGGGTTGAATCCAAATTCTTCCATCGTTCTGGCCATCGTTCAGCGCAAACGAACGGCCTGTTTTTCACTCCCTTGTCGTTCAAGGCAATCGTTCAGGCAAAAAGTCACTCGTCATCGTCTTTCCAGCCAATCTCCCGCTTGCCCTTTGTTGTGATCCGGTACTTGTTGCCGCGACGCTCCAGCAGCTTCTCGTCGACCAGCCGGCCACATATGGCGAACACCTTGGATTTTTGTGCCTTGCCGGTTGCGCCGACGAACCCGCAACCAATGGCAAGGTTGGCAATCGAACTATTCCGGCTGGCGGCAATTGCGCGCATAACCATGTTCTCGTCGCTCTCCTGCCTGCCCTCTTCCATTTGCAGCTTCATCTCGGAGACTGGCTTGGCGACAACGGATGGCATCAGGCGGCCAGCGGCATCGATCACTCTGCTGCTATCGGCGATTTCCAGTTCGAACGTTATCGGCTCAAACTCCGGTCCCCGGAACTTGCCCTGCCAATGCAGGGTGGTCTGCCGCTCAGCCGTCGACCAAAGCGTTAGGTTCCCGTCAACCTCGTTCAGAAAGGCGCTGCCGCCCATCGGCAGAAGGTTGTCACGAGAGGCGTTCTTGACCGGGTGACAATTGACCAGCACCGCAGGTTTGCCGGGCAGGAAGGTCAGTTGCCGTAGCAGCCGGGCATACGCCCCCTGCTGAGAATTGCTGTTGCTTTCATCGCCCGGAAAGTAGGCCGCTCCGGTATCTACGATGACCAGGACAAGGTCGCCGATCTTTTCGGCTTCCGCCCTGATCTCCGGCATCTTGGCGGAAATGTCGATTACCCCGGCGACAAACTGCATCTTGAGGTCTTCCGCCTTGAACCCGTAGGTATCGGCCAGGACCAGGAACCGAGCCCTGATGTCGTCCGGGTTCTCGCCAGCCAGCAGCAGGACCGTTCCTTGCTTGACGTCGTTGCCGTGCATGGGTACGCCGCGAGCTATCGCCTGCGCGACATACATCGCCACCGCCGTTTTTCCGTGCCCTGTACGTGCCGTCAGGCTGTACAGGTAGCCACGTTGCAAGATGCCGTCGATCAGATAGGCCGGCGGCATAAAGCCCGCCACGAACTGGTCCGCACTTAATAGAAGCGGTAGCGGCTGGCCGACATCAAGCTTGGATTCGTTTAAGACTGCCTCAAACCCGCTGGGAGTAGGTTTCGGCTTGCAAGCCTTCTCCGCCACCCTGCCTTCCCACCTCCTCATTAGGGCCTGCCACTTCTGCCAGAACAGCGTCCATCCGCGCCCTTCCTGTTCCAGCAATTCAGCCTTGGTCTTGTTCGGATAGGTCAGGCGGCTGACAACGACGCTTTCGTAGATCAGGTACTTTTCAAGTGCCTTCGCCCTTTGCTCGGACTCGCCGGGCTTGATTGGACACTCTCGGTACCAATCGACCACGGCGGCGTAGATCAGCCGGGTCATCTTCCATTCGCGCCCATCGCGCTGATGCCCAAAGGCGTCATACTCGCCGCCCGCAGATGCTGTGCGCTCGGCGCGCCGTCCCCCTTGGTCACCACCGTGCTGGACCACCAGCGCATCTACGGCAGCCAGCAGCCATTCCGGCGCCAAAGCGATCTCGATCTCGTAGGGCGCGCAGCCGGGGGCCCATCCGTATCGGCGCCCGCTCTCGTGCAAGGACGCGGGCAGTACAGCAAATCCGCCCTGCCCTCGTATATCCACCCCCACCGGCGTCCGATTGGTCGGCGCGTGCCAGTCGGGACGGGCCCGAAACAGGATTTGCCGGCCGCCCCCGCCGGTCTGCTGCCAACACGTCTCCGGCTCAATACCGTTGTTCTCGACGGCGAGGATACCGCGCCACCAACCATCGGCCGCAGGCCCCTTCTGGTCGTCCAAGTCGATGACAAAGACATTGCCGCTCGCCCGACCGGTCAACATGCCCATGTTGTCGCGGGCCGCATGCTCGCCAGCAGGGCCATACCATCGCGCAAACACCGCATCCGGAACCAGACCGCCCTGAAATTCCGCCCACTCCGAGAGCCTCGGTCGCTTCCACGATCCTCCCCTCGTCACCTCAGATGGAGCAAAGCAGGGAATCACCTGCAGGCCGCAGGCGCGGTACATGGCAGCCCATTCCGCCGGGCTGGCGAAATCCGGATCAAATTCGGGAATGGAAGCGGGTCCCATCATGGGCCCTCCCTCCGAGCAATTGCACTTCGTGAACTTTATTTGCCAAAGCGCACTTATGTGCGTTGCTCGGGAGTTCACATCGCGAGAAACCTCAGTGGTGCCGGGCCAGGTCGGGTGCAACCTTCCTGGCCTCACAGCACTAGAAGTCGTCAGCATTGACGATATCGTCTGCTTTCGGTGCACCGACCCGCGTCGACCCGGTAGAAGACGGGCCGCCGTCAGACGGTGCAACGCCACCCAGATCGCCACGCGGTGCCCATCCGACGATCTTGAACGTCGGCTGATAATTAGTCGAGGAATGCTCACCAGTTCCGGATTTGACGGGCGTCGTCTTTTCCAAGACGATGATCGGCAACTTGCCGGGATGATCGTCCTTCTCCGCCAGATACCGCGTATATACAGCTTCGACGCCCGCGAGGAACGACTTAGACGTTCCGGCCATTTCGCGGATGGGCTTGTCTCCGCTGCAGTCCTTCGCGAGCTTGCTCATTAACCTGACGCCGTGCTTGTGCTTGTCGCTCGGACGATCGGGAAACTCGTTGCCGATCCGCACCATCTTGAAGTCCGGCGCAATACCGGGAGCGAACAGCACATAGCCGGTTTCCATGTTCTCGAAATCGACAATTGCCTTGAACGATTGCGTGATGTCGACAGCATGGTTCCCAAAATTACCGTTGTTCTCGACGCGATCCATCCTGAACAGCCGGCCGGAGCGTGAGTCATACTTGATAATCGGTGTGAAGTTCCCGCCTTCGGGCGGTGTCGTGGAGAAACCAAGAACATTCTGCATTTTACAATCTCCTGTGTTGCTTCGATTAGGGCCGAAGCAGTTGCCCACTCCCCTATCTCCGCGGGAATTTAGATTTGCCAGTGCTCGTGGGCGAGTTGCCTTGCCGGTCCGCTCCAATACAAACTTTCGAGGTCGGGGACCGTGATGGATTTGAAAAACTCCGGATCGTCTGAGAGCGCGAGGAAATTTTCGATCCTCATCGCGATCTGGCGGAGCGCTTCGCGATGCTCGCGGATATTTTCCAGTTCATAGGTTTCGCATTTCTTCGGCGTAACGTAGGTGAGCCGCGCCGTCATGTTGTCGGATGACGCGTAGAGGGCGGCCTGCCTCGCGTGAGAAATTTTGATCTGCGGCGGCAACTTTTCAGTGGTCTTCAGATCCACGATGATTCCATGCTTCGCCCACTGGAAATCGAAATAACCAATGACGGGCAGGTGCAGACCATCCGGCTTCCACTCAACGCGGCCCTGCACGGCCGAGGGCACACCGTAGGGGCGCAATTCCGCCAGCGCGTGGCTAACCATGTCGGAGATCGTTTCGCGATACCGCTCACGGCGGACGTCGGGCGACAACGCCATGAGTGTATCGAATTTGATGACGGCAACCCTGACGCATTCCGCCGGTGATGCGTCAGGTGTCAGGAGGCCATGCATGACGCCATCCTCGACTGCAATGCCGCGGTGCGCCGGCGCCCCCACCGGTCGCCTGAGGCCGAGCAATTTCTCCGCCACCCACATGGCTGGGCTGGCGCAAAAAAGGTTGCTCGAGCTCGCCGAATGGTGGTCGTACTTGACGGCCATGCAGCCTTCAGGATCCCCGACGGGCCGCGGCATGCATCCCGTACCTGCTTCGCTACCGCGCGGCATTTTCGCGCTCGCGGCGCCACTCAGCGGCAGCCTCGCGTGAGATCAGCACGCGAGTACCTACGTTGAATGTCGCGGGCATCAGGCCGTGCGGCTTCAACTTGTAGAAAAGCTGCGGGCTGATGCGATGACGCGAGCAAAATTCGCCGATACTATAGGCGTCAGCGCGATCGGCTTCGGCGACTTGGATCGGCTTACGACCGGCAACTACGGCGCGCGCCATGCTTTGCCCTCCGACTCCATAAGGCTATTTGGAGCACTTTGGCGGACAGGGTGGACGCGCGGTAGTTGGCGGATTAAACGAGCACCTAGATTCGATCCGGTAAGGTCAGGCCTTTCCGGTGCTGATCGATGATCTTTGCGATACCATCAGGCCCAGGTGCGGTATCGAGGATGGCAGTGAGCGTTAACGTGAGGAACTCAATCAAGGGGCCGCAGGGTGTACCGTCGAGTTTCCGTGAAAACGAAAGATCTCTGATATCTCCGTCATTAAAAACGATCCAGCGCGCAAGGAGACGGATCTCAAGCCAAACACGAATCGGGTTTTTGCGGCCGCGAAAGCCCGGTCCGGTGATCGCTTCATAGCGTTCGAGCCAGCTTTGTAGCCGCCGCTCCTGCTCGTCGAGATCGGGATCCGGGCTGCTTCGTCGAATAGGCTCTGGCAGCGCGTTCATGGCAGCTTGGAGTTCGCGTCGTAATCGCAGCACCTTTCTCAAGCTGTTCCTGATTTTTACCGGTGGTCCCAGAGACAACCTAGTAAGACGCAGCTGTCGTGCCTCCGTCCCCGCTTCCTCGATTTCGTTGCGAAATCTTACCAAGTCGATGTGGTCGGGCCAGCTTTTGCGCACGGAGCGAATAGCCTCCCATTGCGCATCGGTGAAATGGAAGCTTTCTGTGGGGTTAGACACTGAGGTTCCAGTCCTTTGAGGCTTACGCCAGAGAAACTGTTTTAAGCCGGCTTATGACGCGACTGCCACCACGTGTCTGCCGAACTGCGATTCTTGTTCCAGTAGCGCCTTCCGAGAGATGTCGTCGCTATGGTCGGTGATGTACTTTGAATAATGCTTTTCGATCATGGCGACGCTGGTGTTGTGCAGCGACGCCACCAGCCTGATCGGCACGTTTCGCAGCAGCATTCGGACCATGCTGGAGTGCCGCAGGCAGTACATCGTCACATCGGCGGGGTCGAGACCGATGCCGGTGACGATGTTGTCGATTTGCCGATGATAATTCTGGCCGGGATTCGCGTCCCAAGGCCTGCTATCTCTTTGCAGCAGAAGCGGTGCGTCGCCAGCGCGGCCCTTCGCCGTCGCCTTCAATGTCAGGGCTAACGTTCGGGTGATCGGCACGCTATAGCGCTCGGCCTTCTTCGCACTGCGATTTCTGCCGCCGCCTTTGGCCGACTTCGGCATCATCAACTTCGGCCGCAGCGGGTGATCGTGCAGATCCTCGACCCGCAGGCGGACGGCTTGACTGGGACGTGCGCCGGTGACCGCCAGCGTATCGGTCAACAGACCCAGTTGATGGTCAAGTGCGTAGGCGGCGGCAACAAACGCGAGCACCTTGTCGTCAGACAGTACAAGGTTGCGCGCGGCTTGCGCATTAGGCAAACCAGCAAGGCCGGTTCGCCAAGCATCCCGGTTTTGAATGCGCTTGTCGGATTGCGCCGCCTGTTCCAGTGCGGCGCACAGGCAGCCACCGAGGCGATTGATCGTGGCTGGCGCCAAGGTGCCAAGCAGGCCATCGCGCCAGTTCTTCAGTTCGCCGTTCGTCAGCAGTGCCACGGGCTTGCTCAGCAGCACGCTGGTGAGGTGTAGCCGCGGCCAGTCGGCATTATAGGGTTTGGCCTCCCGGGCTTCCAGATCGCGCCTGTAGGCCTTGAGCGCGCTATCCACGGTGATCGGCGCGCCATCGGTACCGCCGTCATCACCGCGCGCCAGCTTCTTGGCTTGATCCTGCGCCTGATAGAAGTTCAGCACGCTCTTGGCATCGGCATCCTCGAAATCGTCGGCCAGCGCGAAGGCCTTGGTCCAGTATGCACCGTGTCCGTCGCTGGCCTTCAACACCCAACTGCCGTTGGTTCCGTTGCGGCGGTACATCAGCGAGATGCCGCGCGCCAATGACGGGCCGCTGTAGGGCCTTCGGCGAACTTTTAAACGCAATCGTGCGCTGCGGCTTTCCAGTGCGCTGAAGCTGACCTTCCGTGCCAT